CCTCCAGAAGGCTCGTGGCCCATTTACGAAGCACGCGAACCTCCTGATGGCTTTATGTCACGGCGCGCGCCGTGTGTTTCGCGCTTGTTCCGACCGGGTAGCCCATCGGCAGTTACTCGGCTCATAATTGCCGTCGTTGTCGATGCGATCGATTGAATGTCGAGGTGTTGGTCGCGGCCCCATGTCCGCATAGAACGCCTCGAATGAGGCGAACCACTCGGGACACACACTGATCCCTCGCCCGCCCCAGTCTTTGTAGCGCGACGCGTTGGGGTCAGAGCAACGAGCTTTCATGTTGGTCCAGACGATGTACGTCGGGGATCCTGTGAGCCCGTGCGTGGTGTTTCGCTCCCGCGTCATGTCGGAAACCAAGCATCCGCAACTGACGCTATTGCCTCGTCTGAGGTTGGACGCGTAAACAATCGGTGTCGTGCCACAGTCGCATCGACATAAGAACCGGGTCATTCCGCCGGGGCTATTTGCGACCCTCGACTCGACTACTAGACGACCGAAGCGCATCCCTGTCATATCTACGAATTGGCTCATAGTACAATGTACCATGTTACCAGACGTTATTCGCGGGATCCATATCTGTGTTGGATGCTGCGATGGCCGCCCACAGTGCGAGCGTGGCCGCGTACAGAGGGGTGATGTCTGCCGAGGACCGTTTGCGACCCCAGCGCCACGCACCCTCGCCGTCCTCGACAGCCTTGCGAGCCGTCAGTAATGCCGAGATGAGTGCCTGTTGGCCGAGGTGGCGCAAGCCTTTGGTTGTGAACAGGTCGAAGAACAAGCCACACGCCGCGGCGACGTCGTTGCCCTTGATGAACAGGATCTCGATGCCCGCAGCCTGCAACGCCGGGACCAGAGACTCGGCGGCCGAACCTGACGCGATAGCGACCTTCATGCCGGGCCAACGCTTGGCCAGTTGCACCATGCGCGGTGCAACCCAGTCCGTGCCTGGGCGGTGGTCGACAATGCCGTTCAGCCGTTTGGTCATCGTTATCTCGATGTGCGGCAATCCGTCGGCACGCAGCCCCGCGACGGCGATCGCAGACCACGAATGAGCCGGCGACACATCCAATGCAAAAATCGGCGGGCTAACGATCTTCGATTTCGCGTCAAGGCAAGATGCCACGAACTCAGGCGAGATCACCTGATCGCGTGCGCCCATGTCATCCCAGATGCCAAGGCCCTCACGGCGCCACGAGTCGTCCGACTTCAGGTTGGCCCGCAACCGCTTCACGGACGCCAGCGGTGTCCGGTGCGGGTAGGACGGGTTCGCCTTCTTCAGTTGCTCGATGCTGTCCAGGCTCGGCCCGCCTTTGTGGCCCGTCTTCGGATCAGCCGAGCACTCGATATAGACCGCTTCGCCGCTCTCGACTACGCCGAGCCCGTCCGACTTGGCCGCCAGAGCCTTCCGCCTGCGGTCCTCGAACTCCTCGCCCGGGTCAGTCGGCCGCGGTGGCGTGCCCGGGTAGAACAGCAGCGCACCATGCGGGTGCCGGCACTGGTTCGTCGCCGCAACCATGTCCTCAAGCGCCTTCGCGTCAAGGATCTGCGCCTCATCGAACACCTCGATGTCGACCTCTTCGAACCCACGACCGAAGCCCTGCGAGCGGGCGCCGAAGTAGATCACCGAGCCGTTGGCGAACTCGATAGCCTCCTTGCCAGACCCGCGCCGGGTGGCGTGGATGTATGGTGCTACAGACTTGCGCCGCGTGAGCGCCAGCAGTGCGCGGAACGTGTTCCCGAGCGTCGCAGTGTGGTGTGCAGTCCACAGCACCTTCAGCCCAGGGAACAGCATGCACAAGGCGAAGACGATCCGCCCGATCAAGAACGTCTTAGCAACCTGCCGAGCGATCGACAGCGTGACGCCGCCAACCGTCGCGGCGTACAGGCCATCCGCGCGCTTGCCCAGAATGACCCGACCAAGATCGGCCTGCCAGCGGTCGAACTCGTCGCCCCACTCACGACACTTCGACTCGACTGCCGGCCAACCCGTCGAGACGATCCCCTCAGGGATCACAACATGACGAGCAACCTCAGATAGCCGACGCGTCGAAGGCTTCGTCCTCAGTCGGGCCGCCACGCTCCGCCTCAGCCTTCTCCGCGTGGTTGAGCGCGGTGATCTCCTTGGAGATGTCCTGAAGTCGTCGAGTCAGGGAAGCCAGGTCACGCGGTGGGCACTCAGGAGCTGACACCGCCGACGCAATCCGCTCACGCATTGCCACCAGCAGACCCTTGTGGTCACCCAGTTCCGCGGCCTCCGTGACGGACATCTTGCGCGGAGGGACAGGTGGGGCCTCGCCGGGGGAGACGACACGCAGAGGCTTACGTGCCATGACGCCTCCGTGTGGGTGTGGAAAATACTGGATGAAGAAATGGACGGAAGCGGGGTGATGCGCCTCATGCCGCTTTCAAAGAACCAACGGTTTTGCGGCGACGGCCATGAGGACGAGTTGGCTCTAACGGGTCGACGGGTATGCCATGTGCAGCCCTGTACCTGTCACGCTCCACACGTGCGCAGTGTTCGCGGTAGCAGTCCTCTGAGCAGTAGACCTTGCGTGCCGTCTTCACGGCACACACAGGGCAGGGATGCGTGGCCTTAGGTTGCTTGACCTTGGCTGGTCTGACTCTGTTCTGCCATGCCAGCGCCCTACCCATGCGAGGTAGACGCTTACCTGTGCGCCACTCGATGACAGTGAAGTAGGTCTTGCTGCTGTTGCATCGCTTGCAACATGGAACAAGGTTGCCTTCGTAGTTCGTGCCACCTCGAACGAGTGGCACAACATGATCAATGGTTGTGGCGAGTGCATCGCAATACATGCACGTCTTGCCCTGCCGCCGCCATCGTGCGAGTAGGTCATGCCTTGCTTTGTATCTCAACCCTGGTGCGTTCTTCTCGCGGTCGCATCGCTGTTGATGGTTGTCGTTTGGCGCGCGTACTCTCCGACGTTCACCATCGGCCCGCATGCCGCACAGGTGGCTACAGAACCTCTGCTTCGGGCGTGCCATGAATACCTGCCAGCACCAAGGGCACATGGTTGGCGTCCGCACATGATTCTTATTCAACGACGCGACACGCCTGCATGGATGGCAACGTGCCTTGCCTTCTGTAAGCGTCGTTTCCATCAGCTCACCACAACGATTGCAGTGCGTGGTTTTAGCGCGCGGCATGTCTTCTCCCAGGGATGCGGAAGGCCCGACACCTGGGATGTCGGGCCTTCCTGTCCGCGAGGATCAGTCGCGGATGCTTATTAGGTTGTCACCAATCGCGTGATGCGCGGTTGCCTCTGAGTTGGTTACCGAGGGTTGCGCCGGCTGATCTGTTGCAGCTCGCGTGACACATGCGATCGCCAGGGGTTGCGCCTCCACCGAGGACGACGGGAACGCTGTGGTCGAGGTCGAGAGGCTGACCTTCGTACATGGTCAGCCCACACATGGGGCAGGCCGTCCCGTAGGCGTAGGGCAGCAGTTCCTTGCGTCGCTTCTGCTGCCTGTTGGGATCAGTGCGCAGTGGCGCGGGCATGGGGGCTAGAGCAGTTTGGGAAGTAGCTCGGCAAGCACCCATGCGAGCAGGCCGAGCGCGACGAGGTTGACCCTTGCTGCAACCCCTGCCGTGGCGAGTCCGAAGGCGATGGCTGCAACGATGAGCAGGATGATGACGAGCAAGGGGTCTCCCTAGTAGGCGTAGACGAACAGGTCGGTGATCTGGTCGCTGAACTCGGCCACCCTTGCAGCCTCGATCGCGATCAACACTCGCAGCTCCTCGAGCCGGTCGAAGTCGCCACACGTCACGCACCCGCAAACTGCTTTGCGGCTTAGCTGCAATGCGGTGAGCCTGTCCTGTGCGACCTTGCGACGTTGTGCCACGGTCAGCACGGGGTCGGACATCATGGCGCTTCGTCGGCCTCTGCTACTACTGGCACGGCTTCGACTACGAGGCCGAGGTCGGTACAGGTTCCGACGACTTGGCGACGGCAGCGCATGAGGACGTCTTCTACCATCTCAGGGGTGAGTCCCACAGACATCTCGATTGAGGCGGCGACTTCACTGACAGAGAGCGTGATGGTGGTTGCTGAGGGTGTGGTGTCGGCCATCGCCGGTCTCCTTGTCGCCGCTTGAGTGGTACAGGATCTTGTACCGGATCACGGCACAACGTGGAACCCTTGCCGGCCGGGTTTGAGCCGATTCTGTGCGCTCTTGGCGCGTTTGCTGTCGACAACCAGCGGCCATGCAAGGGGGTTTGTGGGGCGTGATGGGCGGAAGGCGTGGGAGTCGAACCCACACGAGGTTTCCCTCTGACTGTTTTCGGGACAGCGGCCGTCGCCAATCGGCTGGGCCTTCCAAGGCCGTGAGTGGGTCGTGCGGATTCGAACCGCTCCGCCCGAAGGCGGCCGAGGCATCCCGTATCCTCCCTGACCACGCCTCTCCGTGTGGTTAGCGCGACGCTGAGTCAGGACTCCTAGCCCACTCACGGACGTTCAACGATAACCCAGCCTTGATGCCACGAGGGCTTCAGCGGGCCGGGTGTCTACGTAGCAGGAACGGGATTCGAACCCGTGACCTCCGGAATATGAGTCCGGCGAGCTGACCGAGCTGCTCTATCCTGCGTCGTTTTCGGGGTTGCTTTTTTCGGGGCACCTAAAGCATGACAGACCGGCCCGCTTTTGACAAGGATTCTCATTATCGGCGTGGCGTGTCGCTAGAAGTCCTCGACGTTGTAGCCACCCTCGGGGACCATGTCGCGCAGAGCGTTCTCACGGAGAGCCCTACTGACAGGTGAGTACAGATCCAAGCGTGCAACGTGAGTGTCAGTGATCTTGCCCTTGGTTAGGCTGCGACATGGGGCGAATGGTCTAACGCCACAGGTGGGACAGGACAGGTGATAACCACGTCGCTCGTTGTTCCTGTCACTCATGCGCTGACCTTGCGTCGAGCGTCGTTTCTGAGTAGGTCGAGCACGTCGCCAATGCGAAACAGCGGCCTGCCGAGCCTGTCGGTGGCATGGGGTATCAACTGGCTGCGCTGTGCCCACTTGCG